TTGTGTATAAACTCTTGGTATGAGGTTGGTAACATGTTAGACGCCATCGTATTCATCTCCTATTTTTGTTTCAATTAAACGGTTCAAGTACCACTGTGCTTTCTCTAAATCCTCAAGACCATTCTTGTACTTATATCTACACATGTACTTTAATATATTACCTTGAAGATATGCTTCAAATCCATCTCCAGTGACAGATTGGATTATATCTATAGTCTCTATGCCTGCTTTGTTGTAGTGTTCAGGACTGTTTACCATATCCACTACTTTAGGATTTTCTTTTTCTTTTTGTTTTTCTTCTTCTAATCTTTTTAACATGTACTCGTAATACCTCATTATTGATCCTTACCAAAATCCACTTTAATTACATTCTCAGGAATGTCAAGTATTTCTCCCGTGTCTTGTTGATATTGGACTTTAAGTTCTTTGGCCGCAAAGCCAAACTCTATCTCAGCTTCCCCACAACGAAACACCTCATCACCTCGCCTACGTAGCAAAGCCAGTACGCCCTCGTGCATAATAGATGCAACAGAGTGATCTTCAAATGTTTCATACTTTTTACCTGTTGTGTCGTAAGCTACCATGTGAAAACGATCTTCAGGTAATTCAGATAAAATTATGTAGTACTTATCTTTTTCCAAAGACATAAGTGTGTTCATGTCATCTTTTTTCATTTCGTAGCCACTCCATAGGTATTACTTTCTCTGCCCACCTATAATTGTGCTTGAGACACCAATCAGCATAAGTGGTTTTACTTCCCTTGTAGATCTTGTTTCTTGCATTCATAAACACCATACGTATGTCTAAGTCTTTATGTTGCTCTTTTATAAGAGCCATCTTAACTCTGTCTGCTTTATCAAACTCACCTTTAGCTTCGATGTATATATCTGTAGCGGGGATGTAGAAGTCAGGAGTGTAGGTACGTACTTTAGGTATGTACATTATCTTCTTCTTCTCGTACTCAAACTTTACTTTGTTCTGTATCAGCTTTCTAGCTAAGAACAATTCAAACTTAGATCTGTATCCTGCATTTCTTTTTGCCACTATATTTTCCCCGTTCGGATTTTCCAACTCAATGACTCTAGGCGTTTGTTTACATACCCTGCCATCTTCGGGGATTGTTTTTCTAGTGTAGTGAGTTCTTCTAGCAGGGGATATATCGGCACACATAAAATCTTTCCGTAGTTTAAACTGTAGTTGATTGTTTGAAATTCATTCTCCACTTTTGTAATATCCCTAGCTTCTGTGTCAGGCTTTAATCCACCTTGTTCAGAAAAGTTATCTCTCAGGGTTAAGGGTATACCTCTGTCATGTTGCCTAAGAAATGTTATATCTCTACCGCCACCTATGCCTTTATGAGACTCGATGTAAATGTGATACAAGTTCTCATTCAACTCAAGTAGCTTAACTTCATAGTTATGTACGTAAAGTGCAGGCACTATAGTTCTTTCTTCTTCAAGACGTCGTACCATATCTTAGGTGCAGTCTTAGCTTTTGATGTTACTTTAGGATGTAGCTTTGCATTTGACCAACAGTGTGATCTGTATCCACACATGCTACATATCTTGTGCAGTGTCTTGTTACCTGTTCGTACATCCTCACCTTTAACTTTGTAAGTCTCAAACTCAGACTTGTAAGGCTTTACGAAAGTAGGATCAGGATCGAGTAATCTCTTTACTCTCCTCTCTGCATCTTTCATATATTCTTTTCTGTCTTCTTCTTGCCACTCAGGTGCTTCAACCATAGCTATCTCACCGCTAGATTTATTCACAACAATCCACCCACCAAAAGGTAGACCAGTGGCTTCACCGTACAGATGACCTTGCATAACGTAACCAAAAGGATCATCTTCTTTTATCTTGTCGTATCCCCCGTACCCAGTGTACTTAAACTTATATGCCCACTCGCTAGCTGACTTAACATCCCACACTTTATCTGTGCCTGTCTCATCTCTTACAATAAGATCGAGTGTACCTGTAATCTTTTGTCCTGCTATCTCTAGCTCGACTGCTTTTTGTTTCTCTATTATTTCTACGTCAGGCTTGTTCCATTATAAGTACGACCACTGATTCAACGAGGTCACCAAACATAAAACGAAACAGAGCGTTGTAGTCCATCTCCTCTAAGATGCCTTGCCTATCTAGCAATTGTTGGCATAGAGGTCTGCCCAAGCCTGACATACGTATTCTGAACTCACGCTTCTTATTTAGCTGAGTTTCTACAGAGTCTTTACATTCTTGTGCGAAATCTTCAATAGCACTAGGGGAGATCGTGACTTCCCCCCTAGTTGCTTTTTGCATGTAGTCTTGGATTTTAAGCAGATTTAACATCAAAATCAGCCGACAAGTCTTGTTCCTCACTAGGAGAGATGAGTTTCTGAGCTTCTCTGAACTGATTTAAAACATTCTCATTGTGAGCCTTTACAGTCTCTGAGAAATCTTTCATCAATGCTTTGTCTGCGTCCGAGACTTGTACTTCCGAATGGAGAGTCGGAACTGGTACATAGTAGATAACTGAACCTGACTTGACTTTGCTAGTTGTCAACTTGATAACAACCTTTTGCATAATCTTCTTCTGTCTAGTTAAGCTCTCTATAAAATTGCTGATAGGTTTGAACCCTGATCGTTTGAAATAAGATACGAAAGGTTTATCTTTTACATCGACCTTAGTACCATCAGCTTTGTAAAAGTCACCAGTTATTTGACCATAGATAACTTGGTTACAAACTGCAGACCGTGACTTTACTTTTAGTGGGTCATCATCTTTAAGAAGTTCTTCTTCTTTAGCTGATAATCTACCACATTTATTCCCTGCTAGGGTATCAGGGAATTCTCCTGCTAGTGTCGGTTTCTGAACGGACTTACAAACAAATGCTTGTTGCTCCATGTCATACACGCTCCATTCAAATGTACGTAAGATAGGTCTTACAAAAACTTCAGGAGCGTAGATAAACTCACCATCTACAAACATCTTCCATGAGCCACGTGCAAGTGTTACACCATCATCTGTCTCTGTGTCGTAGTTTATGTTTAATCTAGGTAGTCCTACATTGTTTGTAGCTTTCGCCTGTCCTGTAAGTTCCATAAATGTCGAGGTATCATCATCACTAAATGCTGATACTAATTGATCCATTTCATTTCCGATTACTAGTTCGTTTGTTTCCATTTCATTTTTCCTTATAATTAAATTTAAAACGTAATTTGAGCTTACTACTTTATTTCAGTAAGGTCAAGCCAATTATTACCTATTTTTAATTCTATTCCTATTGGCATGTCGTACTCTAAGCCATACCTAGCTTTCGAGCCGTCAGAAATAGACAACATGGCTTCAGATAATACCTTTACACACTGATCTTTTTCATCAGGATGTACGTCAAGTACTATTGAATCATGTACTGTGTTGCATATGACTGATTGCATTTTTAATTCTCTCATCACCTTATCTAGCTTAACTAAGGCAATGGGTAGCAAATCAGCAGTTGCAAATCCTTGTACTGGGTAGTTACAGATAGCCGTTCTATTTGTGGCTGATCCCCACTCAGTCCACCTAGCATCAGGGAAAGAATAGGTACGACCTGATGGTAGCTTTATCTCTTTAGTCTTTACTGCTTCCTTTTCAAGTTCTTTGTGCCACTCGGCAACCTTCTCATACTTCTCTTTAAACGCCGTGTAGTAGGCTTGTTGTGCGGGAGTACCACTGACCCCACCATAGAGAGGTTTGAACGTGTGTGCCTTTGCATCCTGCCTAGAACACCCTATTATCGATGCAGTGTAGCTATGAACATCTGTACCCTTGATAACATCCTCATAAGCTTGGGGATCTCTTGCAAGAAATCCTGCTACCCTGAACTCTAACTGTGAGTAGTCACCCTCAAGTATGTAGCCACCATCGAATCGGCTCTCGACTATCTTACGTATGGCAAAGGTAGAACCACGTGGCATGTTTTGGAAGTTAGGATTACGACTAGATAGTCTACCAGTAGCTGTGACACATTGCATAAACTCAGGATGAATAAAGTTATCATCATCTACATTGTTCTTCATACCCTCGACAAAGGTAGATAGGTAGGTACGAATAGCATTGTATCTTGAGTAAGCTACACAGAACTCACGTGCTTCACCACTTAGTTCAAGTGATCTTTCTTCTAATGTTACCTTGTCTGTCTTAAATCCTGCAGATGCTACATCTTTTGGATTACGAGGTATGATCTTAAAGCCTGCTACCTCATTGGTGCTTTTGTAAATAGTACCCTTGCCCTTGCATGGTTTGCATATCCGTAATGCTTTACCTACCTGACCATTCTTATTGACAAGCCTAATACGACCCTCACCTCGACATTCTCCACATTGTTCACCTACAGTCTTGTACACGATGTCAGTCATGTTACGTACATTGCGAATGAAATCATTCTTCTTCATACGAGTACGTAGTTTAGGCTTGACTGTATTACCTCGCATCTCATGCCCAAGATTAAATGTAACTGACCACAGAGTTTTGTCTTTTACTTTACGTGAGTACAACAACACACTACGATCATCAGGACTAGATAGGTTGATAGGTGTGTCGCCCATAGCTTCTTTTGCCATAGTCTGTAGTTTGTTTTCTAGGTAGTTTAGTTCCTCGATGTATTGTTTTTCTATTTCATCTAAAGTATCTAAGTTTATCTTAAGTCCATTCATCTCAATACGAGTGAGGACGTTTGTCATTTCAAGCGAAAGCTTTAGTGTCGGTACGAGTGTCATTAAATAATTCTCCAAATGTTGTGCCAAAGGCTTCAAGTTGTTTTAGTGCCACTTCTTCAGTAGCAATCACGTCTGCTATACCATATTCTTTTACTATGTCATAAGGTATATCATAGAATGTTTTACCATCCTTTAGATAAGGTGCAACCAAATCTTTTTCTTTTTGTGTCACGCCATATCGTTTTGCAAGGGAGTCCAAGCTAAGTGACCACCTCTGTGCTTTAGCTAAGATGTACTCAGCTACCATAGTGTCGTACACGTGACCATCATACTTAAAGCCACATGCTCGTACCCAAGTTAAATCAAACTTAAGATTCTGTCCTACAAGAACATCAGTCTTATCTAAGGTAGCCTGCATGTTTGCAAACCAATCTTCCCCTACTGATGCTCTCTCATCAGAATGGTAGATGAAGTCGTAAGCTACCTTATCTTCACCTAGCCACTTATAACCGATGGACACAAGCCTATTATTAAAATAAGGCAAAGCAGTAGTGCCACCAGATTCTTTTGTTTTGTGTGTTGTTTCAACATCGAGTGTCAACACGTTTACTTGTTCTGCCATTGTTTCTCCTATCTGTATATATTGAATGACAATTAGCACAGAGTATTCTGCACTTTCTTATTTCTTTAAATAGTACGGCTAACTTATTTAAAACCATATGACTAACTTGCCTAGTCTTATTACCTATATGGTCAAACTGCAAGGCAAGAGCATTGTCTCTGTAACCACAGATAGAACAACCACACTTTACCTTAATATAGTTCAACCAATATCTCCTACGTTTTGCTTTTGCATTGTTTCTAGCACTAATAATAAACTCCTCTATGTACATCTATTTGAGCATTGATCATACCATGCCACCCGTTGATTTTATTCTTGGATATACAAATATGTCGCACAATATTATCTACCTCACTTGAACCAGTTTTACCAATTCCTATGATAACATCAGCTTCACCTGCTTTACCAGTTCTAGAATTGTCTAACATAGAGTAGTCAATAAATTGACGATCGTGAGCATCGTAGCTTGCCTGACTGACTGCCCATATAAGTAATTGATTTCGCTTGGCAATTTCTCTTGCCGTTACATAAGTCTCTTTGAGTCTCTCGTCACCACGATTGTACTGACCCCCAACACGAAACTTATCTAGCTGATCACAGAACATAACATCAGGTTTGTTAAGCTTGGCGTACTCGTCCATCTCTTCTACAGATGTACCAACCGAATCCATAATTGTTAGGTAAGGTTCAATCTCGAAGTGATAGCGTTCAAGTAGCTCATCTTTCTGCATCACCATCTCTTCTCTTGTAAGTTCAAAATAAGATTGAATGATACGTAGTTTGATAC